GACTTTGGTAAACATCTGGTAAAACAACTACCACTAAAACAATCAGACTGGCAACAAGCAATTGATTTAGGTTTAGTTGATAGTGGTAAAGAAGTTGAAGTTGAAATAGTAACAATAGCTGGAAAAGGACACGGATCAAAAGATGTATTTGCTCAACTTGTTCCACAACAAAAGAGAGATTATACAGATATTGTTGAATTAGGGGTAGGAGATGGAACAGGTCAATTGTTTGTGAAAGGTTCTTACGATGCTATTAAAACTTTGCAATCTAAATTGTTAGAGTTGGAGCAATTAAGAGTTAAACTTAAGAATCAATCAAACAATGAAACAGACAGCAATTGATTGGTTGATTGAACAATGGCCAATACTTGAATCTCAATTACACCAAGAATAATCGAACAAGCCAAAGCATTGGAAAAGAAGCATATCATTGAAAGTTACATTGATGGTAGGTATGGCCAACAAACTGAAAAACAAATTATTTTCTACAAAAGAAAGGCGGAACAATACTACAACGAAACATTTAATAAGTAAATTATGAAAAACATACACGTATTACCAACAGACAAACCAAGTAGGTTATGGGAAAATTATTAAATAGTTTAAATAAACAACTCAAATCAGAACATAAATCAGATGCGGAAGATTGTTTAAAAATTTATAATCATTTAAAAGAAACTAATGATGGTAGAGTTTGGGAAAGTCAATGGAATAATTTAATATCTACAAATTTTGAAGGTACATATCCTAATTCTATTAGAATTTCAAAACCTAATTCCATAGGTAAAATATTTTTAAAAGGTTTAGATAAATAAATTTGGTTTTGTAATTTATTTGTTGTATATTTGTAGGATAAAATATATAACATTATGATAAAAGAAAAAGACTTAACAATCAGGATTGAGTTTGAACTCAAAGAAAAAATCAAAGAAAAAGCTAAACAACTTGGTTTATCTACTTCTGCTTATGTGAGAATGATAATTAAAAAGGAGGTTGAAAATGGGTAATCAAGAAATATGGAAAGATATTATAGGTTATGAAATGTTTTATCAAGTTTCTAATTTTGGAAATGTTAGAAGTTTAGATAGAATAGTTAGTAAACCTAATGGAATTTCTTATATGAGAAAAGGTAAACTTTGTGTTCAATCTAAAAGCAATCTTGGGTATATGACTGTTGGATTTACAGTTAACAATAAGAAAGTAAACAAGTATGTCCATAGATTAGTTGCAGAAGCTTTCATTATTAATAACAACAATTATCCACAAGTAAACCATATAGATTGTAACAAAACCAATAATAGAATGGATAATCTTGAATGGTGTACTAATTCTCAAAATCATATTCACGCATCTAAAAATGGATTAAACAAACTTCATTTACATAGAGTTGCATATTCAGGAGAAAAAAATGGTAGGTCATTATTAACTAAAGAACAAGTTTTAGAAATAAAACAAAAGTATATTCCTTATAAGTATTCTGCTAAAAAATTAGCTAAAGAGTATAATGTAAGTGAATCATGTATAACACATATTTTAAATAACACATCATGGAAATAAATATCTATAAAATAGGAAAAGAATTGTTTATCACTTCTGATGAAGAAATTAAAGAAGGAGATTGGTGTTTATTAGACCACAATGTTGGGATATCAGAAGGTTATGAAGTATTAAAATGTGATGAAGCTGATACAGAAAATGGATGGTATTCTTTTGGCGATATGAAAACTGGAAGATGTAAAAAAATCATCCTAACAACAGACCAAGACTTAATTGCAGATGGTGTACAAGCCATTGATGATGAGTTCTTAGAATGGTTTGTAAAGAATCCAAGTTGTGAGAGAGTTGAAACTGAACCTATTTTTTATGCTTCAGGTTATAATCTTGATATTCCAAAAGAAGAACCTTTACCTTATCAACTTAAAGGCGTTCTTGATACCATGTCACAAGAGGAGTTTGATAAAGAATGGAAAAAAGTAAAAGGTTTAAAAATGGAAAGCCTTTCTATTTTTGAAGAGCCTAAACAAGAAACACTTGAAGAAGTTGCTGAAAGATTATATCCAACTCCAACTCCTTATGTTTTAGGTATGGACATAGGAAACTCAATCAAAAGAGATAGCTTCATTAAAGGTGCTAAATGGCAACTTGAGCAAAATAATACATCAAATGTAACTAGAATTGAAGTAATACACTTTTATAATGGTAGGGTATATACTAATTATAATGCTAAAAATGTTGAATTACAATATCAAGATAAAGGGAAAACTTTAAAAATATTTTTAAAATGAAAAGCGAATTAGAAGAAGCTGCTCATGGAGAACTGAATGGAAATTTTAACCCTTATTCAGCAGCAATACTAAACCATTTATTATGACCGAAATAACTATTAGAAAATTAGTAGAACTTGGTTTTGTTGGAAGAGATGATTTTATGTGGAAAGGTAACATTGGTGTACAAATTATGGAAGGTTCAAATAAAAAACTTATCTTTTATTTAGCTTGTAAAGATTTAAGTAATGCAAAGTTTGTAACTTTTAGAGAGTTAAAATCAATAGAAGATCTGGAATTTATCTACTTTGCAATTGAATGTAAACAACTAAAAAAGTAAATTATAACGATATGAAAAAAGAAATTAAATGGAGCTTATGGGTAGTATTAATACTTCTTATAACCTCTTGTTCAAACGAAGAACCAACACCACTAAAACCTATTAATTACAGCTCGTCCAATGGTGATTGGGTAGCTACAGTAAATAACTTAAAAGTTAATTATACTGAAATAAGTTTAGAAGAATGCACAATCACTAATGTTTGTAAACAAGAACAATGGACTACAAACAGTAGGATAGAACACAATGGAGTAGTTTACAATTCAAGTAAAAACTCAAGAATATTAAAAAATAATGGGTACATAATCCAAGTTTATTGTACGGAAGCTTATGTAACATTCTTTAACTGTAAAATAAATAATACGTTTACAGAAATAACAGCAGAATATGCTGTATTGCAAATTAATACTTCAACATCTCCAATAAGATTGGACAACATTATAATTAAACGATCTAAATAAACTTAAAATGACAACACAATCTATCGCATTAATTATCCTTATATTATTAGCTGTTATACAAACAAGTGTATACACTATTGATTGGTATAACAAGAAATACCCTAAATATTTAAGGGTTTACAACTACATTAAAAAGATTATAGCTAAAGAAGAAGCTAAACAAGGTTATTACTCTGTTACAGATTTAAGGTACAAGTTGATGGTGAAGTATGATTTAACTAGTCAAGAATCTTTAGAGTGTTTAGAACATGGTAGAGATCAATCTGCTGAATGGTTTAGAAAAAATATACCTTGTAAGTATAACACAATTGCTAAGTTCTAGCAATAAAAAGAAGATTAAATGGTTGATAAAGTATTTATTTTTAATAAGTACTTTATTAGCTATTTGGTTTTACGTAACCATTTATTTAATTTTAACCAAATTTTTATGATTATTCTATATTCAGATCAAAAATTACCTTTTGGTAAGTATGTTGGTAAATTAATTCAAGATGTAGTTGCATTTGACCCAAATTACTTTAAAAGACCTATGCAAACAAGTATAAACAGGAAGTACGCTTTTGCAGATGAAGTAATCAATAAAGCTTATAACAAAGGAACAACAATAACAAGCTAGAAATAGCTTATAGACTACAGTACAATGTTTTACCCTAAACTGTTTAAGTATGTATCATGTAGTCAACACCCAAACTAATAACTATCTAAGCAGGAGGACATAAGGCATTATTTGGCCACTATAACTTGGTATGCTAATGCAGCAAATAGAGTTATCTTTATTCTTAGCGGAATAACAGAACGAGAGTTAAATCAACAGTAAAGTTATGGCTACCTATTCGCACGGTAGTGGTTATAGTTTGGTTTTATGGTGTGATAGTTTAATGTAAAACCTGCTAGTAGCAGAAGTGTAAGTTCAAGTCTTACTCACACTTCAATAAGACACAAATAGATAGACAAGTCTTAAAGGGAGTGCTGACATTGTAATCCTTTTCTAATTAATTAGGGTGAAGTGTACGTTACACGCAGGAATTAGTCCTAAACTAGACTCGTAAACAACGTGGTGGTAGGATTAGGAAATCCACCCAGGTCTATCTATTTTTAACAATAAGCTTGTTGTTCAGCTTAAATAAGAACAAATTGCGTAAATTGGGACACTGAAAACAGAGTAAGTGATTACCCTGAAGCAAAGTTTAAGATAAACCCTGATAGTCCTGTCATGTGAGGGAAAGTAAGTACATGGTAACAACAATTAATTAACTTTGTTGTTAGGTTTATCTTTATTCTGTAAATTGCATATTATGAAAATACTAATTATAATACTAACTTGTTGTTTATTACTCATTTCAATAAAAACACAAGAAGCCGTAGAGTTAAATAGACCTGTTAACTTAAATGTTATTACAGATCAATTTAACGAACTAAACTTACTAAACTATATAAAATCAAAGAATATAAAACATCCTCATATTGTTTATGCTCAAGCTAAATTAGAAACAGGTAACTTTACTTCTACTATTTTTAGAGAAAACAATAACCTATTTGGGATGAAATATATACATGATTTTAAATCAAAAAAGAAAAGAAAGACAACAGCAATAGGATCTAAACATTCTCATGCTGTTTACAGTCATTGGAAACAATCTGTTGATGATTACTTATTGTGGCAACAAATGTTTAAAAAAACACCTATTTTAAAAGAAAAAGATTATTTTAAACTACTTAGTGAAAAGTATGCTGAAGACAAAAGATATGTAAAAGTACTTAAAACAATTATTTCAACAGATACAATAGTATGCTTTATAACATCAAACAACTAAAAGAGTTATCTAATAAACCAAATCTTACAGAAACAGAGGAGAGGATCATTGTCTACAACTATATGTATTGGAATGGTAGACCTAATATACCACAGATAATAACAGCTAAAATCAATGATAAAGAACTGTTTCAAAGAAATTTAGAAATTTGTAAAAACTACTTTAAATCCTTTATAGATGAATAGAAAACGATCAACCAAAAAAGTGGATAACCGCTACTACACGCTAGTTAGAGATCCACGATTAGCTGATGCTAAAGAAGAGACTAAGTTATTTCCAAACTTAAGTTTACCTTTATTAAATAGTTATGTAGATCATTATCACGATCTAAAGTCAGATATAAAGTTACAAATAGGACAAACAATATTTAAGTAAATGAAGTATATAGAACTATACAACAAAATACTGAGTGGGGAAATAAAAATGGACGTAGGACTATGTCGTACAGCGAGGATAAATAGAGTTGATACAAATAAGATTGATCTATTATGGACTGCTGCTGCTGATTGGACAAAAAAATCTAACCAAGTTTTTATAGATCGTCCTTATAAATTTAGTGGTACTCGACAAAACATATTACTATTATTAGCTTGTTACTGTAAAGAATATTAACAAAAGACTAGGAATAGTCTTTAATGTAGGTGTACAAGAGCTAGTACAACGGTCACAACCCCGTAACGCAATCGCAAATACAGAGTGTTTACAAACAATTACAATTAATTACAAACAATTATGGAAAGCACAATCAATTTCAAACGTTCAAGCTTGGTAGGATTTCAAGAAATCTCTGAACCAGGTAAGTACAAAGTACAAGTGTTAAATAATGTAACCGACAAGAATCTTGTTGAGTCAGCATCTGGCCGTCAAAGCTACATTACATCACTAAAAGCTATCTTCCCTGATAAGTTAGAACAACTTAAACAAGTATTCGCTGAATCAGAAGAAGTAGCTATTGAACAAACTAATGGTCTGTTTGCAACTGGTAACATCTGGAAGAATTCAGATGAGACTCCAGCTTTACCTATGAAAGGTGAGGAGGTAGAAGTTACTGTTGGGTATGTTCCTAACCGTGACGGAGAAGAAGTATTGCGTGTAACAAATATGCGTGTATTGGGTGCTAAAGTTGCTAAGAAACTTTCTTTGGAAGGTTTGTTTGCAACAACTCCTAGTGCTGTAATTACACACTAAACAAATAGTTAAAACCTATAAAGAAAAGCTCACTTTATAGGTTTTATTTTTTCACTTTAAAATTAATAATATGAAAGATGAATTAGTAAGTTATGAAACAGCAGTTTTAGCTAAAGAAAAAGGGTTTGATTTAATAATACAATATTATTATAGAGTAAACTACTCAAGGAAAGAAAATAATTATTCTCTATTCGATGGACTTGTTGTAAATAAAAAACTATCAGACTGGAATAGTGTAGATCATGAAGATTTTCCACAATATTCAATATCAGCACCAACTCAAAGTCTTTTACAACGTTGGCTTAGAGAAAAACATAAAATAATAATCTCAATTAAGCATAGGTTTTTAGATTCTAAGGGCATTAACATAGAGTATACAAATAATAGTAATATGGGAGAAAGAAATAACTTATGGTACAAAACTTACGAAGAAGCATTGGAGATAGGATTACAAGAAAGCCTAAAACTAATTAAAACTTAAAATATGTGGTTATTCAACAATAAACAAAAAACAGTGTTAGCTTTTATAAAAGAAGTTGAATTAGACAAGTCTGGAAGAAGAACTATATATTACACTAGAAAAGATGGTCGTTTTGTATCTAATTCTTTATCTTCTAGTCTTGCAGAAGCAGAAAACTTTTTTGATGATTTAGTTAAATTACAGGGAGTATCTGAAGTAAAAACAATACTTAAACAAGTAACAATATGACAACTAAACTAGTAGGATTTAATGAACAAGAATTTAAACAACAGATTGCTGAATTAGCAGAAACATATGAAAGTGCTATTCGTGACGCAGAGGGAAGATCACAAGGTATTACATCCACAGATACAAATAGTCAAACCAGATCAGGTAAATCTATTCAGGGACTTACTGAACAACAATGGAGAGAATCAGAGGAGTATTACGGGTACTAAAACATTTCATGTTCTTGGATATGATATAGAAAACAGATCAGTAGAACCTTGTAAAGAAGGGTTATTACTATCTGCTTTCTGTAACAATCCAGACGAAGTACTAGTAATTGACAATACATCTGTAGATAATAACCAACTATTTACTGCTGAAGTACTTAGAAGATGTATCTTTATTTCCCACAATGCTGATCATGAAGCTACATGGGGATGTAAAACAGGTTTTCAACCTATGCGTTATTTCTGTACAATGGTGAATGATAAACGTTTATTATCTGGACAGGAAGGGTACAAATTTGATCTAGTTTCTGTAATTAACAGAAGATTAGGTTACAAACAGATACCTATTGAGATGGATAAAGACATACGTTCTACATTTAACGATTGTACGTATTTTACAAATGAACAAATCTTATACAATGCAGCAGACACTATTCGACTTAAAGCAATACTCTCTGAACAATACAGAATTGCGGAGGAGCGGAATCAATTCTTCCTACTCAACACACTCAACTCCAGAATCATTAAACCAATTGCTGGTGCAGAAGTGCGAGGAATTAGACACAATACTGAGAAATGGATTGGAATTGCAAAAGATAGACAACATAAAGCAGAGTTAATATGGGAAGAATTAAACCAGATAGTAAGTCAGACTCCTGGGATAGAAATTGGCAAGATCAATCCAGAGATCAGGAAACAACAGGAGAATCAACAAAGAAAGGAGATAAGAAATCAGGAGAGGTTGATAAAACTACAGAACCAGTTAAAACAACTGGAGGAAAAAGGAAAACAACATCTAAAAAGTTACAAACTAACCTTGGAGGTACTAAAATCAATCAAAAAACAGGAAAACCAAAGTTTAGACATCTCAGCATTAGGCAACTTGATTAACTGGTCATCACAAAAACAAGTTATTGAATTTCTTAATCAAATAGGTTGTCCATTGCCAGAAGCTAAATCAAGTAAAACACATGAATTAAAACCATCTATTGGTAAGGAGGGACGTGCCAACTGGTTCGTACAGAATGAGAATAGTCCATTTGTTAACATTATGACTTTAATAGATAAACAAAAGAAGTTAATACATAATGTTAATTCTTTTGGTGAAAAGTGGGTAGAACAATACGTTAGAAACGGTAGAGCTTATACTAAATTAGATCAAGCTGGTACGGCTACTGGTAGATTTAGTAGTGGTTCTAAAGGTAAAAAGAAAACACATTACAATGGTCAACAAATACCTCAAGGTAAGGAATACAGAGAATCATTTATAGCCGATGAAGGTAGAGCAATTATAACAGCAGATTATTCTAATTGTGAAGGTATAGTAATGATTTCATTATCTGGTGACCTTAACATGAAAGCTATTACTGAGATGGCTGACAGTCATAGCTACCTTGGTACACTGTGTTGGAGAGCTGTTTATAAACATAGATACGATAAAACTAACGATCTTAAATGGTTAGAATTATCTAAAACTTATGTAATGGATAAATCTACACCAGAAAAGGAAAAGGAAAGATCTAAATTTAAAAACTCAGGTGGATTATTTCCAGTTGCATACAATGTTGCAGCAGCTAAAGTATCTTCTACTGCTGGGATTAACCTAGAAGAAGGTCAGATTATGATTGATACAATTAAAGCACAAATACCTAAAGTGGTTACAGCTTTGGATCAGAAATCTATAGAAGGTACAACTAATGGTTACGTTATTCATAATAATAGGTCAAGTTCTAGAAGATACTTTCAACCTGTATTAGATAACATTCACTATAAATTTCCTATAACTAAATCACAGATTGTTGAAATAGGAAATGCCAGTCGTAATACAGCCATCCAAGGCAGTAATTCAGACCTCATGAAAGAAGCTATTGCAATGATAGATTTATGGAAAACATTGTACAAACAAGATATTAATCTTCTCCTAACAGTTCATGATGAAGTTGTGTATGATTGTCCAGAAGATAAAGCAGAATTTTACACAGATAAAATTAAACAACTTATGATAAGAGCAGCAAATAATTATTTAATTAAAGAGGTTAATATGTCTGTGAATGCCTCTCACGGAACAACATGGACAAAATAACAGATGAAGAGGCTCAATTAGCTTTTGAACAATGGAGAGATGATTTTATAACTACAGACCCTCAAGTTCATAAACTACTCGAATGGGTAGGGGAAAACAAAATAACTTATGATGGTTATAAAATTTGGACAAGAACTTGGGAAATCAATACTTATAAAGAAAAGAAACAAGAGATGTACAACACAAAACAATTAATTGAGCAGTTTCTAAAAGAAGTAATATGAAACCAATACAAGTATTTCTTGTAACAGCTTTTTTATTAACCATAATAGGTTGTGTTGGATTACTTTTGTTTGCATTATTTGATGAAATACACAAAACAATAAAGATAAATGGAAGATCCAAGAAAAGTAATACAAACTCAAGCAAAACAAGCATTTCTTAATTCTAATAAACAAGCTAGTCTTATTCTTCCAACTGGTTCTGGTAAAACTAAGGTCTGCATTGATTTGTTAAAAGAAATAAATCCAGCTACTATCCTTATCTTAGTTAACTCAACAGATTTAAGGGATAATAATTGGAATAATGAAATCCATAAATGGAATTTTGTTGGGTTTGCAGTTCAGTTAGAGTGTTATCAAACAGCTTATAAAAAAAGTTGGCAAGGTAATAAGAAATGGGATTTTATAGTGTATGACGAAGCAGACTTTGCCTTAACAGAAGAATACCAGACTGTATTCTCTATTCCATCTACTTATAAACTAGCTATGACTGGTTTTATAACAGAAGAAAAAGAAGAATTACTTAGCAAGTATCTTCCCATTGTATTTAGAGCTAATGTAGAAGATTTACAACAATCTAGTATTCTTAATAAGTCTGAGTTTATATTTGTTGAATATCCAATGTCAACAGCTAAAACTTTAGAAAGAAAGTTAAAGACTGGTGGTAAGTTTTATACATCTGAAAATGATGAGTACAAATATTGGGATAAACAATTTCAACAAGCTATGATTGTTAAAACTCAAATAGAAAAGAAGTACAGATTACTTCATCAATCATTTGAAGATAAAAAAGATCATCAAGCAGCTCATTGGAAGTTCATATCAGCAGCAGCTAAAAGAAAGAAAGTCTTACATACTTTACAATCTACAATAGATGTAACTAAAAATCTTATTAATCATATTCATTCTAAACCTGATAATAAAATACTGATATTCAACACATTAACTGAAATAGCTGATCATCTGCCTAATCCTTTTCACGGTAAATCTGATGTAGAAGATAAGGGAATTGAGAAGTTAAATTCAGGAGAAATTATTACTTTATCATCAGTTAAAAAGATAACTCGTGGTACTAACTTGGTTGGTGTTAACTATCTTATTAGAGCTACTTATGACGGATCAGAAACAGATTTCAATCAAAGTAATGGTAGACTTATGCGATTAAGAGTAGATCAAGTAGCTAAGTATGTAATTTTACTTCCTATGTACGTTGATTTAGTTAAGGTGCAAGGAGGTAGTTTTAAATATGAGTTACTTGAGACACAAGCTTTTAAGTGGAAAGACAAGATGATGCAAAGCTTAAACAATGCAACAACCAAAACAATTAGATTAGATAAAACATTAACAATTAACCCAGAAACAGAAATATGATTAATGTAATGGTACTTCTTTGCATTACTTGGCTAGGATTATGTCTGATGGGTTTGTATTATATGATATTTATATACAAAAAACGTGATAAGTTATTTTGGGTTTGTTTATACATAGTTAATACAATACTTTGGTCAATTAATTTATACGTTAATACTAGATGATTTTAAAAGAAGTAATACAATGGATGTTAAGTAATGGATATGGGTTACTGGTTAATAATCAGTTTGTGATTACTTCAAAAGTAAATCAAGAATTGTTTAATACACCAGTAATCCAGTCGTCAGTAGAAGTAGTTAAAACATCCACAGAATTAGTTAAAACTTCTACTGAATTAGTTAAATACAAAGTAACAGAACAAGAGAAGAAAGATATTTGGAATAAGTTTATAGCTGATACAAAAATACCGCACAGAGTAGATACTGGTACAGGTAGTTATACAGTAAGACAATATAATCTTCCTGCTGCTAATGTATTAGTTAAGTTAGTTAAAGATCCTCAGATAAATTATGAGAAGTTAGTTAAATCAACTAATCATTATTACACTACAGTAACCTACAAGATATTACTTTCTAAGTATTTACTGAATGGTGTATGGAAAGATGAATACGATAACTATAAAGAGAATAGTAAAGCCAATGATGGATCTAGCAAATGGGAAACTTAGATGAGCGTATTAGCAAGAACAAAACAACTAATTGATAAAGGAAGAGGCAATACTATACATCATATTCCAACTGGTATTGAAAAATTAGATGAACACACAGATGGGATAACACAAGGTACATACCTAGTTGTCGGTGCTGAAACTACAGTTGGTAAAACAGCTTTTGCAAGAGATAAGTTTATCCACACACCTTTTGAGTATTACAAAAAAATAAATGACCCCGCTAAATTAGATGTTCTTTTTGTAGATATGACTTTAGAAATTATACCAGAAATTAATTTAGCTGGTGCAATGAGTAGGAAAATGTTTTTGGATTACCAAAAAATTATACCAGCTAAGAAAATATTCAAGTCTTTATCTGATGAAAACTTAACTATAATTAATAGTTTTGATGATTATTTTACAGAATTTAACAATAAGTGTTTAATATTTGATGAAGATATAACTCCTAACAAATATCATGACATACTGATGCAAATAGCTAAACAGTATGGTACTTTTACTAAAGAAGCTAGATTAATAAGTGAGTGTGGAGAATATAAATTAACAAATCCTAACTTATTTATCCAAGTTGTTTTAGACACTATTAACTTGTGTGAAATGGATTCTGGGCATACAACTATTAAATCAACAATAGACAGGATTTCAAGAATATCTGTTTGGTTTAGAAATAAGTGTAAATTTTCATTTGTTGTTCTTCAACAATTTCACGGTGATTTATCAACTACAGAACGTAAAAAACATGGATCTATTACGCCTAAACTAACAGATTTAGAAGATTCAAAACGTCCAAGCAAAGATGCTGATATTGTATTAGGATTGTATGATCCTATTCGCCATATGTCAGAAGATCAAAGTATGTTTAGAGGATATGACATGACTATACTTAAATCATGGTACAGAAGTTTACATATTCTTAAAAATAGAAGAGGGGAAAATAATAAAGTAATAGATTTAAAGTTTGATGGTGCTGTAGGTTACTTTACCTCTTTACCGTTAGCAAAAGATATGGATGAAACTCAATACAGATTAGCAACACAACATTAAAATCACAATTTAAACTTAAATAATATGGCAAAGAAACAAATTAAAAACCAAACAAAAGAACCTACTTATCATTTATTTGATTTATCAGATGGAGAATACCATTTAAATTACACTAAACAACAAATAGATAAATATTTAGAAGAGTGGGAGGTTAATTCAATCGTAGTTGTCGATCAACAGGGTGTAGTTTACAAAGTTGAAATTAACAAGGAGGTTAAACTAGTAAAAGTAACTGAATCTGAATAATGGCGCAAGAAATCCTAGTTACACAATGATAGAACTACCTACAGGAATAGTAGAAGCAAAAACTAAATCACCAGAGAAGTTAATTATTTATGCTGCTCCTAAAGTTGGTAAGACAGCTTTAGCAGCTCAATTAGAGAATAACTTACTTATTGATTTAGAGGGGGGAAGTAATTTTGTTGCAGCACTAAAAATTAAAGCTACAACATATCAAGAATTACACGAAATATGTGAAGAAATTAAAAAGAAAGGAAAACCTTATCGTTACATTACTTTAGACACAGCTACAGCTTTAGAAACTATGTGCTTACCACTAGCTTTAAAGCTATACAAATCAACTCCAATGGGAGCAGCTTATCAAGGGGAGATACTTAATCTACCTAATGGTGCTGGCTATAAGTATTTAAGAGATGCTTATGAGCTGATGTTAAATAAAGTACAAGATTGTTGTGAGAGAATTATCTTACTTGGTCATGTAAAAGATAAGACAATAGAAAGACAAGGTAAAGAAGTACAAGCTAGAGAATTAGATCTAACAGGTAAATTGAGTTCCATTACCTGTTCTAAAGCAGATGCTATTGGTTTTCTTTACAGAGAAGGTAACACAAATATACTAACATTTGAGACATCAAATGACATTATTTGTGGAGCTAGACCAGAACACTTAAAGAACAAAAAAATAGTTATCTCAGAGGTAGATAAAGATGGTAAACTTACAACACACTGGAACAAGATTTTTATAGATTAAACAATTAATATGGATTATTCATTTTTTAACAGTATCAAGATAGTTGATACAGGTGGATTAAAAGCACCTAAAACAAAGAACCCTACTGGGTTAACAGTACGTGTATTTGCTGATGGATCAGTTTATCCTTCACAAGACTTAGTTAACCAGTTTGATTTAAATTACAAAAACAAAGCTGAAGAGTTTCAAGGTAATGCTTTTGATGTGGTGGATACAGCAGAATGGAAACCAATGCAAGCTTATCCTAGAATGATTATGTTTGGTTTAACTCCTAAATCAGCTCCTAAAGTTGATTTGTTTGGTTCAACCAAGTACAATGAAGATGGAACACCTAAAGCTAATGTACTTACTCAAGGGGCTAAAGATGACAACTTACTTGATCTAATAAGACAATTAGGTTGGTTAAATGAGAACCAGAAATATGTAGATCTTAAGGTTGTTGTTGAACACCCATTGAACACAGAAGATGGAATAGCTTATATTCCTAAAACTATTTCAAGAGGTAAAGATGCTGGTCAAAATACTTACGT